TCCATTTCTTACTTTACAATTGTTTACTGTTCCATATGTGTATGCCATTGTTTTTTCCTCCTAGTTTTTAAAAATATTGATCATAAATATCTCCATCAGAACCACCACTAGGAGCACTTGTTCCTGTGCTATAATTTTTCTTTGATATTGTTCCTACATCTGTTTTTTGGACATAGTATTGTAATCTATTATCAAATTCTGTGGGCAAGTCCGCTTTCTTTACGAACAAGCTTCCATCTATTACATTTTCTAGTGCATTTTGTATTTCTGCTAATACTAGTTGGGCTTCATTTTCTATTTGATCATATACACTTTGAAAATCTACAAATGTTCTTCTATCTGTAAATCCTGTTATAATTCCATTCTCTACTTTAAATCTCGCAAATTCGTATTGGTATTTTTGACCGCCACTTGTTATATCCTGTTGTGCTAATGTTGGATAGTTATTTGTTTCGTATATTGCTTTTATTTGTGCCTGGTTTAATTCATCTACTGTGTTTGTTAGCGATAAATCAATTTCACAAATCAAACTATAAAATCCGTTATTAGTAATGTCTGTTAATGTTACGCCTGATATTATTTGCAAAAATCTTCCTTTTACTACAAAGTATCCATCTCCTATTGTTACTGATGTTTGTGTGTTTGATAATGCACACCCTCTTGCTACTCCATTTCTTCCATTTAGAAATTTATCTATAAAAAGTGCAAACGCTTCTGATGTAAACGTTTGCAAATTGAATATGTGTCCTTTTAACATTTTTTCCTCCTTATACTGCTTTGTATTGTACAAATATTGTTATTTTTCCACTTGTTATTTCTCCATCCGCTTCTAGTCTTATCGTAGATGCACCTTTTCTTAATTTAAAAAAATTAACAAAATTAGGATTTAAAAAATTAAACAAATTAGTTCTTCCTGTGCTGGATACTTTAGTTATTTCTTGTTCTGTTTCTTTTGTGTTATATACAAAAGTTTCTCCTTCCAAAACAACTAGTCCATCTAAACTTAATTTATTTACTTCTATATCATCTTCTAAAATTGTTATAACTGGTCCGCTTACTTCTCCATTTAGTTCTAATTTAAATGGTGCCGCTGCGTGTCCTTTATTTTCAAATATAATGTTTCTGTTATCATATGCAGTAAATATGGAATCCCAGTCAAAATTCCATCTTATTTCATTATCTATTGAGTCTATCGTATAAACTACTTCTTTTGCTTCATACCATAATGATTTGCAATTGAATATTACTGGCACTCTTAATACTCCATCTGTACCTATTTCACTTTTTTCTACTGATGAAACATCTATGTCTTTGAAATATTCAATTGTACCTTTGTTCAAAGGTATCTTGTATACAAATTTCAAATTTGTTGCAGATTCTATAAAATCTACAAATTCTTTATACTTTTCGTATGTTTTGAATATAAGTTCTCCTGATATTTGTCCTTGTGTTAGTTTTCTTATGTTTTGTATGAAATTATCTCCTATTTGTGCATATTCAATATCATAAGCATAACCAAGTCCATTTGGAGAACTTAAAAAACAGCCACTTTCAATATTCATCATTGAAAATCGCTGACCCATTTCATTTTCTATATAAAATTCTCTTACCATTTTGTTCTCCTTTAATATCTACTACCTAGTCTTCTGTTTACTGTGTCTATGATAGTATTTATTTTTGTTGGTGTTAATTCATCTTGTGCATAAATGTTCAATGTTGGTGTTGTAAACACTGTCTTTGTTTGATCTATTATTGATTGTTTTATTTCTCCCATATTAGGATTTATATCTCCAAACCTGTTTTTCATTTTATTTGTTATTTCATCTATTTGTTTGTTCAAGTTTTTTTCTTCATCTTCTAGACCTAATTCAGCACCTTTCATCACATTTTGGAATATGTCCCTTGTTTCTCTTGATGGTGAATGTATATCAAATGATTTTTTTAATCTTGTTATTATTCCATCTGCAATGCTTGATGCTTTTGACCACAATGTTGGTTCTGAATTTTTCATTTCTTCTAACATTGGAGACATTGCATTCTTCATTGCTTCTTGTGTCTTTTTAGGCATTGCATCATATGACTCTAAAATTTTATCTACTAACAATTGGTTTTCTTCTGATATTTCTCCACCATACATTTCTGTTTGTGAAAGCATTGCCAACCATACGCCCAATTGTTCCGCTTCACTTTCTGACATATTTTTATACATCTGCTTCCAGATTTTCTTTTGTGTTTGCTCATGCCTATAATTTTCATCGTTAATTGACATATTTTTATTATGTGTTGTTAGCCACATACTATTTTTTAAATCTTCTATTGTGTTATTATGTCTTTGTTCTTCTTGTTCTTGTTCCCAGTTGTAATGTTTTATATGTTCTAGAAAATCTCCATCTTGATCAGCTCGTTTAGCGTAATTTTCTGCGTATATTGACATTATTTTTGCTACTTCTTCATTTGCTAAATCTATCTTTTTTTGCTTGTTTTCTATTATCTTATTGTATTCTGTAGCATATGCTTCATTTTGCATTGTGGCTTTTGACCCATACCTTTGATTTAGTAATGCTATTTCTTCTATTGTTCCTTCTTCAATTAATGCTTTTGTTTTTTCTGCCTGTTGTTCTGCAGTTGCTATCCATTCTTGTGATTGTATTTTGTATTCTTCCAGGCTACCTTTGAATGCTTCTGCAGTAGTCGATGCTTGTTGAGTTATTGCACCTGCTATCTTTTGTTGTATTTCTATTTCTCTGTTTTTTAAATTTCTCAATTGTTCGAAGTATTTATCTAATTGTTTTATTTCTTGTTTTGTATAATCCCTTCGTTCATCTGATGCAGTTTTGCAAATCCTTGTAATTCCTTTTTGTATTTCATCCATCTGTGTTTGTAAATTCTGTTGCTCTTTTGTAGTTGCAAACATTGTTGTTTTGAAAGTATTCAAATATCCTTCTGCATTTTGTATTCCTGTATAAAAGTTTGATGCAGATTCTCCCATTGTAGTAAATTTTGAATTAACTTCTCTTTCCATTTCTACTATTGCTGCAACTATAATTCCTACTGCTGCCGTTATTCCTATTACTGCTAACCCCGTTGGGCTAAATGTTGCTTGCAATACACCTGCTAGGTTATTTACCGAATCTTTTGATGATGTCATTTTTCCTGTGGCTACACCTATTGCTTGTGCCATTGTTCCCATTCCAGTTGATACACTACCTATTGTGCTTATTAATGTTGACCCTACTTTCAAAAGTGGTCCAGCAGCTGCAACCATTAAGCCTATTTTAATTACATTTTCTTGTTCACTATCACTTAAATTTCCAAATTTATCGACTAATTTATTTGCTTCTTCTAATAACTTATTTGCAGTTGGTAGTAATTTTTCTCCCAAGCTACTTGTCAAATTTTTAGTTTTTGCAGTTAATTGTTGTATGCTAGATGATGTGTTTTTGTTTACTTCATTTCCATATTTTTTTGCCGTTTGTTCTAGTATACCCATTAACCTTATTTGTTGTTGCTCTTGGAAAGTTAGCTTTTTCCAACTTCTATTCTTTGCTATCTTTTTGAAAGCATCTGTTGTTTGTAATAATGCAACATTAACATTGACACCCAAGTCTTCTATGGCCTCTGTGTTACCAAGCAAACCTGATCTAATTCTATCCATAACATCAGTCATATCCCTACCTGTTGCTGATGCAATTACTGATGATGCTTTTAATAATTCTTGTGTTTTCTCTGCGTTTTCTGTTTGATCATCTGTTATTGATTGAATTAAATTTCCGTATATTTGTGCATATTTATATGCTTCACTAGCGGACATATTGTAATCTATAGCTTTGTTTTCTGCGAACTCTTTTATGCTTTCTGCTGCTTTTCCGTATATTCTATCTACTTGTTGCATTGCAGTTTCTGTTTCGATTGCTGATTTTGTCATAGCAGTAAAACCTGCAATTACTGGCACTGTTACCCCTACTGTTAATTTGTTTCCTAACGAATCTATTTTTCCTGCTATCGAATCTAATTCCGTTCCCAGGTTTGTTAAATAATTACCTGCTTTATTCCATCCAGAATTTTCAGTTTTCAAATTTGCTAGTTTGTTTTGTGTGTTGGCAATTTCTCTTTGTAATGCTCTGTAGTTTTCTTCATTTATTTGTGTTCCTTCTGCCATCTTCTTATCTGCTTCTTCTTTTAGCTTTTTCAAACTATCTAGCTTCTTTTCAGTTTGTTCTATTGCTTCATTTAATAATTTTTGTTTTTGTTCTAATAATTCGGTATTCTTTGGATCTAATTTCAACAAAGAGTTAACCCCGCCTTAGCTCTTTGCTCAGACTAGATGTAGCAGAATTAACTTTGCTCAATGCATTTTGGAGACCAGATGTATCTCCACCTATTTCTACTATAATACCTTTTATGCTTCCTGCCATTTTTTCTCCTTCCATTAAAACAAGAGGGATTTCTCCCTCTTATCCTAATAACCTGTCTATATCTTTTTGTGTAGCTTTTTTACTATTGTCTTTCTTTGGTTCTATGAAAGTAAGTAATATTTTCATAATATCCACATATGTTAGTTCTTTTAAATCATTAATGGTCAAACCCACCCTTAAACACGACCCCACAAATTCATGTTCAGGAAATTTTTCTTTGGTATTGCTTTCTCCATATAATTTATCTAATTCTTCTGTAAGTTCATTGTCTACAAAAGCAACCTACGGCATATTCCGTTACCTCCGAAAGCCAATCATCTTCTACATTAAATTCTTTAATTTCCGATAACCATTTTTCATAACTTTCTATTTTATTATTAGCAGTGTATATTAAAATCCACGCTATTTGAGTTATTTTAATTACAAACTCATCTGTATCTCCTATCATATACTCTGATAATCGAACTAGCTTTTCTTCTTCACTTATTTTTTGATTCTGCAGCTGTTGACCTGCAACCGCTTGTCTTATCAAATAATTTTGAACGAATTGCATATCTTTTAATATTCCTGTTTTAAAAAAAGTCTTGTATTTTATGTATGTAAGTGCATTACACTCTATTTCATATTCTCTGTCTTCTATTGTTATCGTTTTCATTTACTATACTCCTCCTATTGTAGCATCTTTTTCATATACTTCTGCGAAGAATGTATCGTATATAGCTTGGTTTGTTTCATTTGGTTCTATTACTGCTTTTATTGTTTTATCAGTAGTACGAGGGCTCATTGTTATTGAAATTGTATCTGTTTGTGGCTCTTTGCTTTCTTCTACTGTATTCATTTCTGCACTTGGTCTAGTTGCAGTACAATCATAATAAACAAATCTTCTCTTTTTCGAATCTCCCTCAATTTCTCCCATTAATGCAAAACGAGCATTCACATCATCTGCACTTTCAATTAAAGCACCATTAATGTCTTGTGTTTGTCCTAGAATTTCTTTCAAAAATTCTTCTGGTGTCATTGCTATTTCTAAATCTCCTGTATATCCTTGGTTTGATGTTGCAATATAATATTTTATATTATCTGCGTAAAACGGAGTAGTTTCTCCTTCTGGATCTGCTGTTAATGAAATAGCTCCAGGCATTGCAAATGGTTTCCCATAAGTTATTGTTCCTGATTCTTCAATTATCTTTGCAATATGAACATTGCTTAGTCCAAATTTTACTTTGTTTTGTGACATTTTTATTTCCTCCTTTTAAATATTAAAAAAATAACTTACTTGCCAGACTTGTTCATCTGATAAGTAAGTTTCATCCGTTTTGTTCCAGGGTATTTCTCCCAGAATTTCATTTTCGATTTTTTCTTGTTCCATTAAATCTTTTGTTATGTATGTATAATCAAGTTTTATTGGTATGTCTTTTTTATACACTTTATTATCTGCCATAAAATTATTTGTTCCAATTGTTATGGCTACTAAATGTGGAGGTTCGGTTGCTTTTAAAAATCTTCCATAAGCATATTTGAACCCTGCCTTTTCACACTTTGTTTTTAATTCTTCTAGTGTCATTTTGCAGACCTCCTTCTTATTACTGTAGTAATTTTTTCTTCATATTCTTTTTTATATTTTTCTTCAATTGGTCTTATGTGTGGTATTGGATTTGTTCTACCTCCATTTCGAGTTGCGTGTCCAAATTCTAATAAATGTGTTAATTGATAGTTGGTCTTATTATGTATTTTTATGGTATATCTTCCTTTATTCAATTTACCTTTTTGTTTTGTCCATCCTGTATGATATGGATTTGATCTACTTCCTTTTCCTCTTGGCGATTTCTGTTTTAATTCTTCTACCGCTTCTTTAGTTACCGAGTCAGTTACTTCTCCAACATCTTCAGTTATGTCCTCCACATAATCTTCCAAATATTTTTTTAACACTTTCTCCAAATCTTCTGGTTTAGTTTTATTTGACATTCTTTATTTTCCTTTCGCAGACAAGCACTATTTCATCTGCAGTTGGTTCTTGTGTTCTAATTATCGAATATGTTTGATTCATATAAATCAATTCATTTTCATTCTCATAATTCAAAGCACTTATTCTTAATCTCAAGTTTGGTCTAAATCCTTGTTGATTGGCTTCATAAAATTCATTAGCATACACATCTTCTACTCTTATTATCGGTATCTCTTTTTCAATTACCTTTTCTTTTTCAGTACCTATTGAATTTGTTTCAATTGTGCTACTTAACAACTTGCAAGAAATATCACGCATTGTTCTCCACCACCTTGTAATCAGAACTTAATCCTAAATTACTACAAAGAAGGTTGTATGTTTTTTGTGATAGTTCTTTTTCTTTTATATCCACATTTCCAAAATTTGATTTAACATACATAACTATTGCAGACTTTACCAGGGCATTGGTAGTTTCTGCTCTTATGCCCTGTCTTTTCAAGTCTTCTATTCCTGCATTTACCCACATTTCAATTTCTTTATCTTTTAGGGTTGCAGTTGCTACGATGCTCAATGCTTGTTTACACAAAGCTATTAATTCTGTATTATTCATACAACCTTCCTCCTATTTACTAAACTGCAGCAGGTGTGTATTGACCATATGCAAAGTAGTCTGGTCTTGCTTTACCATCGAATATTGCATATCCACCGTATGTAGTTTTTCTTCCTTTTATTGTTTTTTCTTTATCTACTCTTATTGGTGTTACTTCATTTAGTATGTAGTTTCTGCAGTTTCCTACCACTACATCATTATTTTTCAAGTATGGATCTTGTTCGATTGATACTAGGTTTGTAGCTGATAAACCTTGTAAAAATGGATAGTTACCATTTTCATCTTTGTATCCAACTATTTCGATATTTACATTACTTGAAATGTATGCTTTTGCACCAATTCTTGCATCATCTGATAGTGATTTGTATGTTGCTATAATATTTGCAACTGGATCTGAACCTGTTTTTACTGGCTCTAATCCCTTTGTTATACCTGTTGGTTTATTTATACCATCTCCATAGATAATGGCATTTACTAATGCTTTACCCATTTTGTTAGCTAATTCATCTAATATAAATGCGATGAAGCTTTCTACTGCCATTTCTTCTAATTTCCAAGTAATAACTACATCTTTTGCTAATTCCCAACCTGTTAATTGTAGGTTTCTGTATTCAGCACCACCATTTGTTGTATCTGTTAGCTCTGTATACCAATTAGCATCATCACTTTCAAATAAATATGGCAATTCAATGTTTCCTGCTACTTGTAATTTTCTAACATCTCTAAATATTGGAGATTGTTTTGTTATTATTTCCATTAAATCTTGTCTAACTGATGTTGGTATAAATAAACCACCATTGTTGATTCCTTGTGTATCTGCAGTTGAAGCCACAAAATCTGTAGCAGTTGTTGTGATAGCATCTCCTAATGCTCTTTTTTCATCTTCTGTAAATCTTTCTTCTTTTAATCCCATTAATTTTTTAGCCCAAGCACTTCTGTACTCTTTGTCAGCTATTGTGAATTTTCTTTCTTCCATTTCTTCATTTCCTCCTAATTTGTTTAATTTTGAAACATCAATGTTTCTTTTTTCTAATTCTTCTGTGTCAGCTATTAAGTTTCTTTCTTCTTCATAACTCATTTCACTTTCCACATTTTCTTCTGGAACTTCTTTGTTTATAGCTTCTATTTCTTTTCTTATTTCAGCTATTTCTTCTTGAGTTGTTGCCTCAATTATTTTGTTTTGAAGTTCTGTTTTTCTTTCTTGAATTTCTTGTTTTGTCATTATTTTTTCCTCCTTTAAATTTTTCGGTTTTACCACCGATTTATAAAAATTCTATTGCAGTTTTACCACCACAAAAAAAGACCAGTTATACCACCAGTCTTTCTTCTCGAATTTATAAACTTAATAATAATTGTAGTTTTTCTTTTTCTAGTTTTAATTCTTCATATTCTCTTTTTTCTTTTTCATATTCTTCTTTGCTTCTAGCATATATTTCTGTGTTGTCGTATGCTGGAACATCTACAACTGACACATCAAATAATTTTGATATTCTTAATACTGTCCTAGTGTCTGTTTCATAATCCCATTTTCTTTCTGCTACTGTGAACGCAAAACTCATTTTGTCTAGTAATCCTTCTTTTATCATTTTATAAATATCTTTATTTTGTGTTGTATCAATTAGTTTTGCTCTTATTTTTAGTCCGTGGTCATCTATTGTTAATTCTAGACTTTTATTTCTTGTTCTAGCTAAAATTAAAAAGCTATCTTCGTGGTTATATTTTAATACGCAGTCTTTCATATCTGCACCATTAAAAGCATTTCTATCTATTATTTCTTTGCACCATCCTAGATCAGTTATCTGGTTGAATACTACTGCGTATCCTTCCACTATCATTTCTTGTTTTTCCTGGTCTTCTAATGCTCTTACTTCTGCTAGTCTTACTTCTTTAATTGCTTTTTCCATCTTTATTTCCTCCTTGATAATCATTTGCTATGCTTGAATCTATATTATTTAGTGATTGTAGTATCTTTGCTCCTTCTTCTCCACCTAGAGGACTAAAATCTAACAATTCTCTACCATCATCTTTTGTTAATAATCCATAAGCTCCTGCAACTTTTAATAAGTTTATTTTGCTATCTATACTTGCATATTGCAGTCTGTTTGTTGTAAACACTATTTTGTGTCCTTCCCTTCTTGCTTTATATGTAAATATTTTTCTAGTAAATTCATCACTCATTTGAATTGCTCTTGGTTCTATTACACCTTCAAAAAATGCATTCCATTCTTCTGGTGTATATTTATTTCTTATTATTTCTTCTGATATCCCGAAATAATCAAAAATGTTGTTATTTACTTGTTTTAATTGTTCTTTATCTAATGTTATTGGATTCAGGTTCACTTCTTGGAACTCTGCTTTGCCATCTACTGCTGCAATTCCACTTTCATTTTCCAAATTCAAAAAGTCTTTTACAAAAGCCTCTTTACTTGCTTTTATATCTTTTTCTTTTAACATTGAATTTGAGTATTTCAAAATTCCTTTTAAATTATTTGATGTTTTTATTGCATTTTTTATTCCTTCCGAAGCGGTATGTGCCGTTTCTAAATCAGTTTTTAAAACTTTATTTCTGGTTCCAAAAACATCATGTTTATTATAAAATAATCGTAGGTGTATTAATTCTAAATATGGCACAATGTATGTTTGTCCATTTACAAATTTAAACTGCAAGTAAATATTTCCTGTTTTATCTTGTAATAATTCGTATCTTTCTGCAAGTACAGGATAAAAGCCTGTTATAAATCCTTTATTGTCTTTTGCTATATACACAAAAGCATTGCAGTCTGAATACAATTGACTTATTAATTTATAAATAAAATCAAATCTACTCATAATTGGATTTGGCTGTTCCTGCAACATAAAGTTTATTTCTCCTTTTTTTATATTGCTTATATTATTTTGTATGTGCTTTGGTATTAATTTTGCACAATGTGTTGCAATTCTATCTATGCATTGCCTTGCTACTTTACTATCGTATGTATTATCTCCTAATGTTGTAAATGTCGCTTCGTAACTATTTAGCATTTGCAATTGTGTTTTAGTTATGTTTTGCATTTGTTTCTTATTATTAAAAAACATTTTGAATAAATTTCTTTTTTCTTTTTTCATTTTATTCCTCCTGTAGAGCTAAATAGTCATTCATCTTTTCGTATAAAACGCAGTAAGCTATTATCAAACTCACTGCACCATCTATCCTTGCTCTTTGCTTTTGTCCTTTCACTGGTCTTATATTATCATTCTCATCTCTTTTGACGGCTGTATTACACAAACACCATTTCAAAACTGGATTGTTATTGTAATTCACATTCTTTTCTATCAAATCCGCTTCTAATTGTTTCATTGGATTCGACATTGTTTTTGCACCTTGGCGAACTTCAAAAATTTCAAATCCCTGTTCTTTCATTTCTTCCACCCAATATTGTGTGTTCCAAGGATCATATCCTATCCATAATGCGGAGATGTCGTATTCATTGTGCATTTTTATGAACCATTGTGTCACATCGCTATAATTAACTTTTGCACCATCGCAGATTGTGACTAGTCCTCTTTTTTCCCATTTATCATATGGTATTTTGTCATCTTTTATTTTAAATTCTAATCTTTCACTTGGTATAAAGTATTGTTGTACTACATACCTTTTTCTGTTTTTTATGACTAGTAATGTTGCACAAGTCAAGTCAGTTGTACTTGACAAGTCGACTCCACCTATTGCATAGGTATCTTGTAACTCTGATAGGTCAAATGTTTCTTCATTATTAGCAATGTCAAATGATAGCCATTTATCTTGGTCATTCTGTCTAACATTGAAATCTTTACACAATAAATTTACTAATTCAGTTGGATTGTTTTTTGCTCTGTTTACCTTATCTCTTAAGTCTTTTATGTTTTTTATTGTTCCTAGTCCTGGATTTGCTTTGTACCATTTCTTTTCATCTTGCCATTCACTTGGGCTATCCAATTCGTATATTACTGGTAGCACTGTTTCATCTTCTATTGTTCCATCTATTATTTGTTCAAAATATTCATATTCATTGTCAAATACTGATTCTCTTATTGTTCCCATCGTAGATGTTTCTAGTAGCATTGGTTGTTCTCTAGCTGACATTGAGTCGTACATTACATCTAGCAAATTTTTGTCCTTCCACGCATGAACTTCATCGCATATTACGAAATGTGCATTTAGTCCATCTAATGAGTTGCTATCACTAGCAAGTGCTTTTAAAAACGATTCTGTTTCATCATAAAAAATTCCACCAACTAAACAACGGATTCTTTTGTTTAATGCAGGTGACTTCTTTATCATTCTTTTAGCTTCTTCCCATACTACCTTTGCTTGGTCTTTTTTAGTAGCTACCGAATAAATTTCTGCACCGCCTTCTCCATCTTTTGTTAGCATATAATTTGCTAGTCCAGAGTCCATTGTTGATTTTCCGTTTTTTCTTCCAATAAACAATGCACCTTTTTTGTATTTTCTTATCCCTGTTTCTTGATCCACAAAACCGAAAAGTGCTTGAATAAATGCTTTCTGGAACAATTCTAATTTCACAGGTTTTCCTGCCCATTTTCCTTTTGAGTGTTTACAAAATTTTTCAATAAATTCTATTGGTTTATTTCCTTTTTTTTCATCAAATACAAATATGTGCGTTTCTCTTTCTTCTGTTATTTCATTAAAAAAGGAAACCTTCCTTGGTTTCCTTAAATCATTTACTAACTTTCTGTATATTTTCAAAACTTTCTTGCAAGCCATATCGGGATTGTCTAACAAAAATTGATAGTATTCTTCAATGTATGTCATTATTCTTCATCTCCAAAGCTATCAAATTCATCACTTACACTTATGTTATTCATTATCAATAATTCATTAAATTGTTTCATTGCTGCTTGATAATTTTTGAACATATTATTGTATGTTTTGACTTCTGTTCTATCTTTGTACCCCCATTGATTTGCACCATTTTTGTATTGTTCTTTTACCCCATTTTTAGCTATATCATCCGAAAGGTTTTTTAATGTTACTGACATAAAAGCCAGGTTATGTATGTAGTCCTTATTTGCATCTATTTGTTCCTTTGATAAATTACTTATAATTTTTAGTAATCTTTTTTCTTCTTTTTGTACATCCTTTGTTATATCTTTTTTTATTTCTTGATCTTCTTTTTGTTGCGACTTATCTGGTGTACTTACTAATTCTTGTATGTATTTTGCTGCACTTACATTTCCTTTTATAGCTTGTTGGTATAATGAAACTATTACGGCCGCTTCATTGTTTATGTCTTCATCTTTTAGACCAAGACTTTGCAATTTTGCTTTTATACTATCTGGTATTTCTATATTATCTATAATGGATTTCATTATTTTCTCCTTTTACACAAAATGTCCGTATCTTGCTTTTTCTTCATAAATGGTTTCTAGTAGTTTCATATCATTTATGATTCTTCTTGGTGTGCATTCTGCATATAGCATTTCAGTTGGATTGATAAATCCTTTATCACTATCTATGTATATTGCAAGTGGTCTTTCAATTCCTATTGCATAACTTATTTGAACTTCGCACCATTTCAAATCATATTCTTTTAAAAATCTTTTTGCTATTTCCCTGGCTTTATAAGCTCCACTTCTATCTACCTTTGTTGGATCCTTACCGCTAAAAGCTCCACCACCAACATTTGAAAATGATTGATAATTGTCTACTACTATTTTTCTTCCAGTTAATCCTGCATCTCCATCAAATCCACCTATCAGGAATTTACCTGTTGGATTTATCAAAAATTCTTCTACTTCTATATTGTAATATTTACAAATATTTAAACACATTTCTTTTATTATTCTGTCTGTTTCTTCTCTTTCTATTTCTGTGTTGTTATATGAAATTGTAAATGTTTTTATTTTTTGTAATTTCATTTCTTCATTGTAATACCCTGTAATCTGTGCTTTTCCATCTGGCAAAAACCTTGTATCTTTTTGTCGAATTTTATCGTACATAATACTCAATGATTGTAAAATTACCATTGCTGTTGGTAGCATTTCTTCTGTATCGTTACAAGCATATCCGAACATCATACCTTGATCTCCTGCTCCACCGATATCATCATTTGTTCCCAGTGCAATGTCTTGGCTCTGTTTTCCTAGGTTATTTATAATTTCATAATTAGTTGAGTATCCTATATCTGCTAGAACTCTTTTTACTACTTTTTCTACATCTACATTTGCGTTTGATGTTACTTCTCCTGTTATGAATATTTTTCCTTTGCCACCCATTACTTCTATTCCGCATCTGGATTTTTTATCTTCTTTTAGGTATGCATCTAAAAGTGCATCACTTATCTGGTCGCAAACTTTATCTGGATGTCCTCTAAATACTATTTCATTACTATATAATCTCATTTAATTATCTCCTTTTATTAAAATTGCTTTTTGTCCTGTGAAATCTTCCCATCTTCTCACTATTACATCTACATAGTGTGCATCGTATTCCATCATAAAGCATTTTCTATTTAATTGTTCGCAAGCTATTAATGTACTACCGCTTCCACCAAATAAATCAATGACATTTTCTTTTGGTAGCGAACTATTTTTTATTAATCTTGCAAGTAGCTTTATTGGTTTCATTGTTGGATGCAAGTCATTTACTACTGGTTTATTTTCATTTATCACAGATGTTGGAACTTGATTTGCTATTAATTCTTCTAGTAATTTTTTCATATCTTCTTTTTTCATTTTTTCTAAATCTATTTTATCTTCTATTACTGTGGTTTGTGTTCTATCTTTTGTAAAGTAATGTGCTGCACCTTCCTTCCATCCGATATAAGCAAGGTTCATGTTTCCATTGGTAGTCTTGTCTTCCCAATGTAAATCCATTTTTGTTCCATATCAATTCTTGTTTTACTGAAAATCCTACATCTTCTAATGCTTTTTGAAAATTCACAACACTTTTGCTAGCATACCAAACATAAAAAGCACCACCAGGTTTTATTTCTTCTATTATGTTTGTAAATACTTTTAATAAAAAATTATAAAAGTCTTCTTCACTCATATCATCATTTTCTATTGGTCTACTATTACGCCTTACTTTTCCATACCCTGTTTCATTTATCGAACCATAATTCACATTGTATGGTGGATCTGTCATTATTAAATCCATTGTATTTCCATCTAGTAATTCTTTTATATTTTCTGGATTTGTACTATCTCCACACATTAGTCTGTGTTCTCCCAGTTGGTATATGTATCCTGGTTTTGTTTTTGTTTCTTCTATTATTTCTGGAATATCTACTTCTTCTATTTCTGTTTCTTCTTCTTCAAATCCTAAATCGAACCCATAGTCTGACATTTTTAAATTGAATATGTCCGCTAATTCTTCTTCTAATAATTCAAAATCCCATTCTGCTTTTTCGCTTACTTTGTTATCTGCTAGTCTAAATGCCTTTATTTGTTCATCTGTTAAATCATCTGCAACTATACAAGGGATTTCTTTTAGTCCTAATTTCTTACTTGCTTTGTATCTTGTATGTCCTGCAACTATAACATTGTTTTTATCTATTACTATTGGCACTTTAAATCCAAATTCTTTTATACTATTTGCCACATATTCCACTGCGTTATCATTTTTTCTTGGATTTTTCTCATAAGGAACTAATTCTTCTATTTTTTTATTTTCTATTTTCAAAATAACTACACCCTTTCTATAAATCTCCTGCATATTTTTTGAGCCCCCTCCCACCGTTCTCCCTTGGTGGCTCTTTCTTTGCCTTATGGGGGGCTTCCTTTGGCAACAAAAAAAGAAGTCTTGCGACTCCTTTCTGTTTTATAAATTGTAATTTGTATTACTTTTTATTAAATATTTTATTCATAGTTATTCCAATTACTAACCCAATGCTAGAAACTATAAGATACCATAATGAATGTATCAGAGCAGATTCATTATAGTAAATCCATATAGTAGGTATAAAAAGCAATGCTATCAATAATGGATAACCATATTTAATTTTGTTTTTTGATATAATCCCTATAACTATTGATAAAATAAAAGTAATTAATAAAAGTAAAAATACCATCCCTAATGCACCAATATTACCAATCATTTTTGGTAATAAATAAAATACAAGAATCTGTAATAAACATATAACTATTTCTTTTAAATAATTTTTCATAAACAATCCTTCTTTACAAATTACTATTTGTAGTTCTATTATATACTAATATCTACCTTTTTTGCAAGTTTCCTTCTGCATCGAAGTAGTATTCATCTTCTTGGCTAAAGTGTTCCTGGTTATGGTGTTCTTGGCAGAGACTTTCTAGGTTTTCTATGTTAAAAAAAATATCACAGTCCTTGTAGTTAAGGTCTGTGACATACTCTTTATGATGTACTATAAATGTTGCTTTGTGTTTTCCGTTCTTTTAAACATCTTTCACACAACGGATTCATTAGTATCTTCTGGTGTCTTAATTTTTGCCATTTCTTACTTTTGTATAACTTTGCTATTTCTGGATTTTCTCTGTACACCATCGACTATTTTTCTTTCTTTTTTGATTTTTCTGACTTCTCTTGTACTTCTTCTACTTCTTTTACTTCTTCTTTTTCTTCAGTGTCTGTATTGCTTGATTCTTCTGTGTTTTCTTTTTCTTCTTCCAACACTTCTTCCTGTGTTTCTTCTGGTTTTTCTTCTATTTTTGTATTATCTGACACTTCTTTTACAGCTAACACTTCTTCTGCATATGCTTTTCCGTTTTCTTGTCTAGCATTTAGTATTTCATCTGCTCTTGCATCTTCAAATTCTTTTACTTGTCCTTTGACATAGTTTTCTCCAGTATATTTATCTGGAACATCTTTTAAAAATCTAATTGTTTTCATTTTATTTCTCCTTTTTTCTTTAAAATCTACACATTGTACTGCGTAGTTGCTATTCATTACGAACGTTATACCTTTGTGACATTTTCCTTCACATATGTTGCATTTTTCTTCTATGTATTTATCTAAAATCTCCATATTTTTCTCCTTTTAAATGAGAGCACAACTAGGATGTGCTTCGGGCGATTTGTTCAGAAAGGAGTTATTATCTTACCTAGTATCGATAATATGAAAGGTATAACCTATTTTTCTACCTAGTGCCATATTACCACATTTGTTACTGATAAGTCTTGATGTCTACTGACGAGTTCCTATTTCATCAAAAATATTCAATGCTATTCCGTGCATTCTACAAACATTATCGTATGCATATCCGATGTCATAAGCTACATCATCTAGTTTCATTCCCAGTATGTATTTATCTGTAAGTAATAATCTGTGTGGTTCTGGTACTTCTCTTAATTGTAATACTATTTTGTTTAGTTGTTTCTGGTCTTCATTTAGCACATCTATCATCTTGTTACAACTATCCATAAATTGTTCTACTTGATAATTGGATTTATTTTTTGCCTTGGGCATTCCATCTAATTTTCCTGTTATGTTTTCTATTGTTGTTTTGCGTTCTTCATATTTTTCAAGCATTCTTTTGATCCACTTGTCTGAATATGTATAATTTTTCAAATCTTCTCTTGTCATCTGTCCTCCTTAAATAAATTTTCAAATATTTTTTCTAGGACATTTACAACTATGGAATTTCCTGCTTGTTTGTATAATTGCGTATTACTTAATGGTATCTGTGCTGCTTTATTAAAATCTTCATCACTAAATCCCATTAATCTCCAACACTCTTTTGGTGTTAGCTTTCTGATTCTTAAATTATTTACTACGCCTATGGTATCATTTGTAGTTATTGTTTGAGATACTTGTTTTCCTACTCTACCCCTTCTAGTCTTACTTTCTGGATAGGCTAGATTTACACTATCTCCATTTGTGGCTTCTTCATATCCTTGTTTCGTATTAGTATTTATAAATATTTTATCTTCTACTAATGGTACATTTCCTCCACCATTTCCCATTGCTGCTTGTAGTGTTGAGCAAATCTCATCTTCTATTTTTCCTTTACTACCGAAATCTCTACCATATGCACCAGGTAGTTTTTCTATTATACTTGGTTGCCTCCAGCCACCTTGCATTGCATCTAATGTTGGAGCAATTCCTTCTTTATCGTATATGCTTCCTGCTTGGTGTTTTTCTTTTTCATTGTCGAATATACCACCGATTCTTTTTACCATTGGAATGTATCCACCACCTTCTCCCATTGCTGCGACCAATGTTGGAGCAATTCCTTTTTCATCGTACAAGCCCCATCTAGTTGCTTGTCCATACATCCCTCCTACTCTGACACATTTAGGATCTTTATAATCTCTGGATAAAATTGTGTCACAGTATTCTTTTTCTTGTATTCTGTTTTTTTCTTGTACAAAATTACTTGTTTGTATTTTACTTACTTGTTTATCTTTTAAATAATATTTTTCTTCTACATTTTCCTCTAGCATATCTTTAAGCCTTAATTTCAATTCTTCTTTTTCTGGAAATGTAAAAGTCTTTTCTATATCATTTCTTATCGAAATCGTATATACACGTTCTCTGTTTTGTGGGATACCATATTCTTTAGCATTTAAAACTTGAAAGTAGCTTGTATATCCTAATTCTTGCATTATCTGTATGTAGGCTTCAAAATTGTGTTTATGTCTTGGGCTTAGTATGTTCTTTACATTTTCCCATAACACATATTTTGGTTTTATTTTATTAACTATTCTTATTGTTTCATACATTAAGCTACTTCTTGTTCCGCTTCCGATATCTCCTCCGTTTTTGAAGCCCGAGCAATTGAAAAATCTTGACAAGGGCTTCCGTGTGATATTAAATCTATTTCTTCAAAGTCTTTATCCCATTTTGTTATGTCTTGTTTTTCAAAGTTTGTTCCGTGTATTGCATTAAAACTTGCTATCGCATATTTATCTATTTCTACTGCATCTACTATTTCGATTTCTTTTCCGATTCTTTTTAATGCTGTACTACAGGCACCTATGCCTGCAAACAATTCTATTATTCTCATTTTTCTCCCTTCATTTTGTTATTCTAAATTCAATGTCAGGATACTTATATTCGAATAGCTTTCGCTTTATTTTGAAGACATCGGTTTCTTTGCCTTTAACATCTTCTACAATTATTTTTTTATTTTCAATGTACCTAAAATCTGCTATGTATTCTATTTTCCTATGTGTTTTTTTCCCTTTTTTGAAACTTTCTTGTAGCAAATATCTTGGCTGCAATTCTAGTTTTTCTATTTGTTTTGCTTTTTCTAATATCTTCAGTTGCTGATATCTTCTAGCTTCTGCTTTGCTATCGAACTCGTATCCATCAATTGTTGTTTTCTTGTTGCGATACTTGTTCATTTGTTTCCTCCTCAATGTAATATTGGCATCGTTCTATTCCATTAAATCTAATGTCTTCTACTCTGCCACATTTGAATAAACATGATCTACATTTTCCTTTTAATTCTTCAAATCCGTATTTCATTATTTATCCTTTGGTACCATATAATGAATTGGTGACAAGCCATCTTTAGTAGCTCTTTCTAATGTATCTTCTTGAAATTCTACCGCTAATGCTTTTGCAAACATTTCTCCCAATTGTATTGCGTATGATATTTCCCTTAACACTTCTGTTGCTCTTTTATATGTTTTATATTCTCCTATTTTTATTCTTTCATTATTTGTTTCTGCAAATAAGCAGTTCTTACCTTTTGCAGTTAATCTATATCCTATTGTTTGTATAAAATTTGAATTTATAATTGTATATCTATCTTGACTTATAATTACCATATTGTTTTCCTCCCATATTCTAAAAAATAATTTTCTCTTTCTTCCATCCTTGCTTCTTCTGTTTTTGCATCTTTAAGGTATGGATATTGTTCTAGGAATTTTCTTCTATGTCTTGTTATTGATTCAAAACTAATTCCTTTGTATTTCATTCCTTGTAATACTTGTCCAAATGCTGTTCCCTGGTTGCAAGGTAGCATTTCTACCAATACTCTTTGCACCAGGTACCAGTCATCTTTTCTTGCATTTGCATCGGATTCTAAAATCCTATACACTACATTTTTGGTTTCTTTATTCATATCTCTGCCTCCTATACAAATCTCTTGGCATATCTTTGTACAAATTCTCTGTCATCATTTAGTGTTTCGTATTTTTCTATTGAATAAAATGCACGACTACAAATTCTAAAAAATGCGAATTTATTTATATAAGGTGATTCTTCTTTTTTCTTATCATTTATTAATTTATAATCCTTTCTCATATTAAGCCCCCTCATTAGTTAATATAAAAACCTTCAAAATTTTCTATATTTCTTTGATCATAATCTTGATATGGTTTCTTTTTTTCGTTTGGTTCATCTTTCTTTACTTTTTCTACTACCCAAGTTAATATTGCTCGGTAATCGCTTTTATAATATTTCCCACTAGAACCTTTATAATTGTCTAATGCAACAATACATTTATTTGTAAAATCTTCCCCGTAGCTTTTTACTAATTTATTAAACTCATCTTGTGTCATAGACACATATTGTGCAAAGTTTATTTTCTTTTCATTAGCATTGGCATTTTCATTAGCATTATCATTTTCATTAGCTTTTGTTTTGGTTTTCTTTTGGTTTTCTTTTGGTTCTTTTTTGGTTTTGTTTTGGTTTTCTTTTGGTTTTCTTCCACCTTTAAGCCCATTTTCATATCTTTTAGTATTAGCATCTATTTGTGGTTTTACTAATGCAAATATTGCTTTTGAAATACCTTGTGTTTCAAGTTCAATGCCATTTAATGCGTATTCAATGATTGTGTTATACACATTTAATTGTTCTTGCTCTGGGAGTTCTTTTGTTGCTTCATAAAAACTTCTATAAAAAACGAAACTATCTCTTTTCATTTTTCTCCCTTCTAGCAAACTTATGATCTATAAGTAATTTTTCTTAAACACACGCATAAATTCTGCGTGTCCATATAATTCTTCAAATTTTCTTTGAGCATCTTTTATTAAAATTAAGTCATAATCTCGATTTCTGTGTACTGCTCCAATTCCTTGCGTGTGATGATAAATGCACAAAAACACTTTTAAACCATAGAGTTCACTCAATACTCTATTTGCTGTTCCGTGAATACAATGGTGTTCTTGTAGGTTCTGTATATTCTCTGCATCATATAGCTTTCTGCAAAGATAACACTCTTTTTCTTCTTGCATTATTGACTTCATTAGAATTTTGCCGCCCCCCATTCTCTTGAATGTTGAGCTTCTAATTCTCTAATTTTTAATTTATAAAAATTGATACCTTCTTCTGCACTTCTAACGAGTCCTTCTGCTATATCCCTTTCAAATCGTAGTTTTGCGATATCTTCCATTCCCTTTGCTATATCTCCCAGGTGTGTTACTGCATATCCTTCTGCTCTTAATTTTAGGAGTCTTTTGCTCAACTCCATTCGGTAGTTAAATTCTTTTAAGGCATACTCTTTCTGTACTCTTTTATATTCAGACAATGTTTTTTCTAGATCTTGCATTGCCTTTTCGATATCGTTCCACATAGCGACCTCCTTTTAAAAAGGAAGGTCATCTTTTGGAATTGCTACATTTTTGTCTGTTAATTCTTTTTGCATTTTTTCGTATTCTTCCACATAATTGTTAAATCCATTTACATTAAAATTCTCACTTTGTTTAATTCTATCTTGCATCCATTTAGGTAGTTCTGCATAACGATTCCAAGTTTCTTTGTTTTCCATATCAAATATTAATGTTTTATCTACTGGTTGTATTTCAGTTCCTTTAGGTAATGACATTATTGAAACAATATTTGTATGTGTTTTTCCGTTATTTTCTGTATTTAAAATTTGTAATTGGCATCCTTTGTTTATTACTTGATATAAATCAAATCCATCTAATTCTTCAGGTGTAAATTGTTTTCCACGCCAAGCTTGTAAATCTTTTCTTAAATTACTTTTTTCTCCTAATGACATTGTGTATTCTTTGCTCATTACTCTTGGCAATTGTTCTCCATTTACTTCTATAAATTCATTTAAAATTTGCCATACAATAATGCATCTTCTTGAACTATTATTGTATTTCTCACTTATTTGTTTTCCTAGGTCTACTAGCATACTTGATATTGCTGTGTATACCCCATCTTCTAATCTTTTTATATTTGAGTTTCCCTCACTTTTAACTATCATACTCATTTCTTGGTTCTCCTTTTTTATAAAATAATCTTCAAAATAATCTCCTGTGCTATTGCTCATATTATCTAAATAATCCATATTGCACCTACTTTATTCTTAAGTTTGTATTTTCTGTATGTATAACGACTCCTGCAGGTATTTCTCCTGTGTTTTTAAAATTATCAGCAATACCTTTTTTATCTACTTTTATCGAAACAACTTCTTGTTTATAAATGTCTGGTATTTCTTCTTCATTTGTTATCTCTACACTTATTGGGCTTTTTGCAATACTTAAACTGCCTAGTCCTGTTTCTATCTTTGTAAATCCTGCCGTTTCCATACACTGCTTCACATATGTTTTAAAACTTTCATTTCTGTTTTCTAATGTCTTTCTCATTTCTGCTATTCTTTTTTCTTCCTCTTTCATTGCTGTAATTGTTAGTTCATTATTTCTATAATAGCCAATTATGTTTTGGCTTTTTTCTTGTAATAATTTTGTTAATTCTTTTTCTACTATTGCTTTATCTTCCTCTGACATTTCTTCTTGTGCCATTAACATTGGAAATGCATTGGAAATCTTGTATAAACTTAATGATTCCATATTTGACATTCCTTTCTGTTCTTGTTATAATTTCATTATAAAAGTTACAAAAATAGCGTAACTTTAATAAGAGTTGGTTTGGGATGTGGGGCATCTATTCTAACTCTTTTTTTATTTTTTTCTTCATACTTATTTTCTAGGTTACCATTCTAGCTGTTTGTAATATCGTAGATACTATGGTTTTTAACTTTGCGTTTTCTTTTTGCAATTCTTCATATTGTTTTCTTGGTATTGTATCTGTATTGGTTATTACTTTGTAATGACCACCTTCAGTCATTATGTGTTCTAGTTTTCCTATCTTGCACTGTCTTTTTACTTCCTGTAGTCCTAAACCACTTTTTTTGCTATATTCTTCTGCAGACACATATTTCGGTATACCCATACTTACCTCCTTTCTTATTCTCATTTTGCGAATAATTATTTAAAAAAAATATCTGGTGATGTCTTTTTTATCGATATTCAAAATTTCCGATATTTTTTCAGCTTCTAGTATGTTAAATACTGACTTGCCATTAATCTTATTTGAAATCGCACTAATGGACATTTTAAGCTGTTTTGCTAATGTTTCATAGTTAGTCTTTCTTTCTCTGATCAAGCCTTTTAGCTCTACCAGTTCCCTGTATTTTTTCATTTGTTCCCTCCTTCCTTTTTCTCATTTTGCGAATGTTTTTAATGTTAGTTATTCTCATTTTGCGAATAACGAGTGAAAAAAGAACACCCGCTTATTTCTAGGGGTTTAATGCTTTTTTCTATATCGCTATTCTCATTTTGCAATTCTATTATATTATATTTTTTGAAATTGTCAATATCATTTTGAGAAAAAAAATAAAAAAATTAGTTGCAAAATGAAAATAATTATTGTATAATACATTTGAGGCGATATTATGAGTAATGAAAAAATTATTTTAGATAAGTTTGTAGAAAGGTTTTCTGCTTTAATTAGTGAGAGCAGCTTTGAAGTTCCAGATGTTGCAAAAATGTTGGATATCAGTATTGCTACTGCTTATCGATATTTAAAAGGTGAAAGCGTACCAAAAATTCCTTTTGTAAAATGTGCTTCTGAACTATTCAATGTTAATCCTTTATGGTTAATGGGATATGATGTACTACGAGAAAAAAAGCAGGCACACGGCAAGGAAAAAAACATTTATCTTTGTCCTATCTATGGGCGAATTGCTGCTGGCGAACCTAACTGGGCGGAGGAATGCTTAGAAGGATACCTTCCTGTTCAACCTAAAATTATGAATATTATGGATCCCGAGGAATGTTTCTTCTTGCGTGTTAATGGCGAGAGTATGAATAAAGTTATTAAAAATGGTGCTTTTGCATTAATACGAAGAACTGATTTTGTTGAAAATGGGGAGATTGCCGTAGTTCTAGTAAATGGTTATGACGCTACTTTAAAAAAATTCACAAAAAAGGACAATGTAATTGTTCTAGAACCTATGAGTGATGATTCTTCTTTCGAAACTCAAGTTTATACAAAGGAAACACCAATAAAAGTTATTGGTCAATATTTAGGAAAATTTGAAATGAATTAAAAAAAAATAACATACGCCCCGACCAAAGTTTGTATGTTATTTTCTATCTCAATCACTTGAATAAAGCGATTTCATATATTTATTATACAATATTTTAAATCCTTATTCAAGTAAAAATTTTATTTTGTTTAAGGAGTTTTTTTATGGCAAAAAAAAGTAATTGTACAAAAAATGGTTTACCCTACTTTAGAAAAACTAAAACTGTAGGAAAAGACTACAGGGGAAATCCTGTAAAAAAGGAATTTTATGGCACTTGTGAAAAGGATGTTGATCAGCAAATTGACGAATTTATGAATAAAATGGAATCAGGTATGCCTGTTGACTACGAGAGTGTTACTATTGCTATGGCTATGCATTCTTGGTTATTCGATGTTTTATTGTATGATACTAATTTCAAATCATCTTCTTTTGAAAAACACGAAACTAATTTTAGGTTGTACATTTCAAAATCTACTTTTAGTTATATGCCGTTATTCAAAATTACATCTTTACCAATTCAACAATGGTACAATGATTTATTCGATTCTGGTATTACTACGAATAAAATAAAGGACATTAATAAAACTTTATCAGCATTTTTCTCTTATCAGTTAACGCAAAACATGATAAAATACAACCCTTGTACTGAAAAAAGGGTTAGGATGCCAGGTAATTCGGAGTTAGACCTTGAAAAACTTGATAAGGACAACGAAGTTCTTTTTCTATCTGATGAGGAAATTGCTACTATTAATGCTAACTTGGATCTTACGCAAAAACTTGATATGGCTATTTTACTCGGTCTTACTCATATGATGCGTGAAGGCGAAATTTTAGGTCTTCCTTTAAAACACACACTTATCGCAAGAAGACAGGTTCGTATCAGACAAATTTTAACTAAAGCAAAAGTTTTTAATAAGGATGGTACTTATAAAAGGGAATTACGACTTGCAACACCAAAATCAAAAACTTCTATAAGGACTATACCTATGGTCGAGGGGGTTGCGAAACCATTAAAGGATTTTATAAAATCGGAGGAAATTAGACATCTTTCTGCTGGTCAGGAATGGAATGAAAATTCATTACTCTTTACTACTTCTAATTTTAATTTTTGGGATCCTAAAAATTTCCGAAATGGTTGGGAACGATTTTTAAAACGAATTGGTCTTCCAAAATACAAATTTCATATTTTACGTCATACTGGTGCCAGCTTATTATTTAGGAATGGTGCCTCTTTGGAGGAGGTACAGGAAATTTTAGGGCACGAGGATTCTGATATTACTAAAAAAATCTATTTGCACTTTAGACCAGAGGATAAACGAGAAACCATAAATAAAATTCATTCTGTTTTCTTCAGTACTCCTATTCCTGTTCCTAATAAAATCTGTCAATTTCGTAAACAAGCATAATAAAAAAAGCATCTATTCTGCAGATGCTTTTTTATTTAATTCTCTTTCTAGGTATTCTTTATATTGTTGCAAACTATTCCACTCATCATAGTTAAATGGCAAAGGTCTTTTTCCTTTTTCTCTGATATAAGTGTGTATTAGTTCTGTTATGTATTCTGGGATTTTCATATTATCCGTTCCTTTCTTTCGGCTTTTCTAATATAAATATGTTTTTCCGCTTCTTCTTTCGGATATTTAAAATATTTTCTTAAATGTTCTACTACTTCAATATCAGCAAACAATTCCAAAATGTTTATGTCTTCTTTATTTAACAAATCGTTTAATTTTTCGCTATTTGTTTCTTTTAAAATTTTATTCTTCATTTATTATTCCTTTTGCTATTAATTCTTTTATTTCTGGATCTTCTTTTGTTATCTTTCTTGAAATTAATGAAAAATACAAAAATAATTGTTTTATGTGTTCTTTTCCAAATATCATTGAAAAATAATTACAAGTCAATCCACTATTCCATAAATGAACTTTTAATTCCATATCATATTCACTATTTTCTTCACTTGGTGCAAATATAAATTCAAAATCAGGTTCTATACATTCATAGTCAATTGTTTCATCCAATTTGTTATTAATTACTTTTTCCATTGTATCTCTTAAATAATCAATTTCTGACGATAATAAAATTTCATCAGGATAATGACTTTTATATTTAATAACATTTTGAAATTCAAAATCATACGATACTTTTGCCCATTCTCCTGCTGATGTTTGATCTGGCTTATAACCATTTACTTTTAATTGTAGTTTCATTCCATCTAAATCAAATTTGATCCACATACTTTTTCTCCTTATTCTACTATTAATGTTTTCACATAAATAACATTTTTACCCTTTTTATAAATCTTATCGAATTTATCTATTTCTTTATGTACTTTATCAAATGTTTTTATTGCTGCAATATTCTTTTTATTTATTTTTACCCAATACACATCTACATCTAAATCTGCTAATTCATATTCTAGCATATTTACGAATTTAGTTCCATACCCTTTTTTTCTTTCTTCTGGTATTATTTCAATATGCATTCCATCTGCAAAGTATTTAAATTTTTTTATAATCCATCCTGTTCCTATTACTTTATAATCTAATATTAAATCATAGTATACCCTTCTAAATGTTGTTACCCTTTTTTCTAATCTTAATTTTTTCTCAGATTCCATCACAAAATCCCTTCATTTTTCAATATTTTTGTGCTATAATTATACCATAAAGTCAATCGAAAATGTAAATATAGCATAATTTTTTTCAGTTTTTTTTATTCCAAGAAAAACTGAGTCGGGAAAAAGTCGGGAAATGGTCAAAAAATGGGTACTTTTTTCGGGGAAAATGAAAAAATAGCGATTCTTCAATCGCTACTCTCTCTAAATCTTTCCGTTTTTTAAATGGTGAGCCAGGAGGGATTCGAACCCCCGACCCCAGGCTTAGAAGGCCTGTGCTCTATCCAACTGAGCTACTGACCCATTTGTTTTTTTGCTAAACGCATATATAATAATAGCACTTTTTTTAAT